AGGTAGCGTCACGATAGTCTTGCTTGATGGTGTGGCGTATCTTGCCTTGTAGGTTGGGAACCTTGTGAAGTGTGACACGTTCACCGAGCCATACGGAGTAGGCGTGGCCGTCAATACATACATCGTCTAGCAGTGGGTTGGTGATGCAGTTGAAGAACTCGATGGTTTTGACACCCTTGAGTATGTCAACTACTGGGTCACTGGTTGTGAGTATGTCCCATGCCTTGGTTTTTTGGTTAAGGTAGGTGCATACTCTGATGATGGGATTGTCCTTGTCGAGTACTTCGTCACGTGTTGCACCAGCTCGCCATACTTTGATGAGAGCTTCGGCATCGTAGATGTTACGTTCCCAGCGGTTGCTGGGTGATAGGGCAGCGATGACACCCGATACAGTCTCAACACGTAGTCCGTACTTGTCAGCAATACGGGTGGCGATTTTGAGAGCTGATGGATACCAGTCACAACCGAGCTGCACTTCTTGTGATGTGGCGAGCGTAAAGCGGGCGACAATCTCACGTGCATTATGTGATAGTTGTGAATAAGACATGGGTTTGTGGTGTGGCTAGAAAGCTAGCCGAAGCGGTGTGTAGGAATTGCACCTACGCTATATAACTATTGTACTGGTGAGGGTTAGGGAAGTAAATGAGTAATAATACTCAACTTCTAAGACGTTAGTAATCGGTTGCAGGGATAGTGGCACTAGCCTACCGCAGGGAAGTGTTGTTGATAGATACACATCTTGAAGTATTTCTACTTAAGAGTTCGGTTGGCCGAAATAGTAACAACAACACTAAAGATTAAGTGTGTGTAACTCTTGATATTCCCACACTGTCCCTCTCTTAAGCTGACCCCACGAGGTCGACACTTAGATTTAAATGTTTGCACATCAGGTAACGCTGCCAGTCGCCAGTGACGTATGCCCTAAGCATATTGTCCGTTTAACTAATCTGGTTTGAGCTGTTTTCTACTTATAAGGTAGAATCCCAGTGTTTGATTTGTATACCTTTATTATATAAGGTAGTTAGTTAGTTGTCAAGTGTTTGTGTTTGATTCCTAACTTTGTGTGTGTGGTGGTGTTTCCTCCGATTCATACTTTTATTATAGTATATGTTTTGGAGGTTGTCAACCATGTGTCAGGATTTGCTGATAATTATGTTTGCGTACGGTGGTGTGACGATAGTGGATAGTACATGCGTACTAATCCTACCGAGTAGTACACCAGTACTACCAGCTTAACACTTTGTAACATAATACATTTGTACTATAATACAACTGTACTACTCAGAGCTCCAGCTGCACTAGTACACTAGTACTAAATTTGAATCATAAGCAAAACTAATCATTTATATGTATACTATTAATATAACATATACCATATATAGTGCAACCTTATATCCTGATATCCACACATAGCACACAGATGTGCAAACTAGTACATGTGTACTACCCCGCAAGGCAGCTCGTGATTATAACACAGCAATGCGGGGGCTGTCAATAGGTATATATACTCAACGGGCGATAGTGGTACATATGTACTACTCCCCGCAAGTACCAAAAAAAGTTTGATCTGTATAGTACGGATAACCGAACCTTGACAATACTGTTACACTACCGTCACGGGGGGAACAGCCTGGGCTGGGGCGTAGAATACCCCACAAACAATTTTGTCAAAATTTGAAGAGACATCCTTGCCTCTATTCTTCATCCACATATACCCCGCCAAACTCACAGGAGCAGCAACACGCAGTACAAGGAGTACAATTAAGATATATTTAATTTTCATCATGTTTAGGTTTAGATAACATACGGTTAAGTTGTTGTTTTCTTAATTCTGTTTTCATTTGTTCTTGACTTAGGGTAGACCAGCGTTCTAGTAATAAACTTATTCTAAAGTTTCTATACCATTTACTTTTCTTCACCCGTTGCCACAGACTTTGTATTGTCATGGTCGTACTGTACGTAGGTGGTAGAGTGGTAGTATAAGTAGATGTAATACAGCACAAGCGGGTAACTTGTGTAGAAGAGGGGGAGGCTTTTAGACCTCTCACCCTCTTGACCGCTGTTTCCACCCACGAGGAGCACCACTTCCCCGTGTCTTATGGTGGGGTTAGCTTACATCCAAGTGTGTGTATGGCTTTTGGTAGATCCTCTAGCCTCTCTTCTTTGGTCTAAATTCATCCCCATAACCATGTGGTTAGCTTCAGCCTGTGGATCATCCATCCAAGCCTCTAGGTGGTCTATCCACTCTTGTTGTCTTCTGTCTTTTATTTGTTCTGTTGCTGACAGTGCTAAGGCATCTGTATACCATTTAACGCCTTGGGCGAGGGCATCGATTCTGTCATCGTGTCTAACAGCCCCTTTTTCTCGGCACATTCGGCTGATTTGGTAAGCAAGCATATATTGGAATCTATTTTCAGTCGCCTCATCCTCATTACTTTTATAATCCCACTTAATGACGGCAGGATCAACAACAAGCCTATGCTGATTAAAGACAGGTTCAAGGCTACTAATAATACGATCTTCTTTCCGAACATTTGCTCTGGTTTCCTCTATGTTAATTAATGTTTTTGTCGTTTGACAGTGTTTTTTGAATAGCTCTGATACAATACCATCGCCAAAGTTACTCTCGATGAGCAATGTACTCGCACCATACTTCTTACACCTCTTTAATATGTTTAATAATGTATTGTCGCTGTAACCGTCTCTAGTAGCGTATACTTCGTGTAGGTATATGAATCCATTCAACTGAGATAAGAAGCATGCTACAGTCTCATCTGAGCCCCTTCCAGAGGGGTCTACGCTACAAATGGTCTCGCTATATTCTTTCCATTCTCCCTGCACCTGCATTGGCTTATAATAATAGTCCCCTGGAAGCCCCGCACACGGCAAGTCTTTGACCATGTTTTCTGGGTTAGAGCACCATATTATGTTTTCGGGTGCGTGTGTTGGATTAACAGGGTTGATTATTAGGTCTGCAAACTTTAACGGGAACTTTTCTGCGTCAGATAGGGTAGTATCTAGCATAAACTGCAACATAAAGTTACTACGCCCCATAGATGCCTCTCTTTCGAGTAGATCACCTTCTTTAAAACGTGTATCTGTAGGTTCCCATGCTAAATTCTTGTTGTCTAAGTCTGCTTGCAGCTGAGGTGCTAACAATCCGTCATACATAGCAGTTTTGCGGGGGTATCTAGCTGGCCATACAAATGGTCTGTAGCTACGTTCCCTTAACTTGTTATATACAGTGAATGTCGTCTGAGGAGTGCCGAGAAACATAATACGAGAGTCACGTTTAGGAGTAAGAATAGACTCACATTCAGTAACAAGCTGTAAAAGTTTTTCACGTTGTAGCTCCGTCATACTATTGTTTGGTACTTCTACGTCATCGAGTACCATTAGATCTGCCCTAGATCCAGTTAACTGTCCTGTAATACCTACAGACTTAACTGAGGGGGCTTGATGCGGGGCTGCTGGCCCTACGTCAAATGATATACGTGACCATCTCTGGTCATCGTTTTTAGGTTTTAGCTGTGCCATCCAAGGCACTTCTAGTATTAGTCTTTGGCAGAATATGGAGAAACTGTCAGCTCTATCTTTAGATGCCGATACAACCATGATCTTTTTATCAGGATTGTTAAATAGCGTCCAAAGAACGAAAGCAGCAGTAATCCAAGATTTACCGACACCACGAAAGGCTTGGATTTGTAGTCTTTTTGGGCCATGCTGGAGATACTCCGCTATACATAACTGAGCTCTTGTAGGAGCTGGTAAGTTAAGGTGTGTCCATACAGCAGTAAGAAAGTATCTAAAGTCTTCTTTTAATTTAGATTCTATATTCATGGGCCAACAGCTTGTGAAGCTGATGTAGGTGTAGTTCCATCATTAAAAGGATTATATAGATCCTCTCCTAGGAAATTAGGGTCATTCATCATTTGTAATTCTCTTAGTCTACGCATTTTTAAGATAGGATCTGACCCTTGAGGGCCATATACAAATAAACCCATAGCTTTTTTTAATCGTTCTGGATCTCCGCTATCTAAAGCTGGTCTTAAAAATTTTTGATTCCTTCCATCGTCAAACACATTTATACCAGCATTAAAACCAAAAGATAAAACTCCTGCTTTTACACTTGCGGGAAGATTTCTATACTGTTCATATCTGTCAGAAAAACTATTATGCAATTCTTCTACTTTATATCGTAGTAATTGGTCAGCTTCTTCTTCTGATATAGTTTCTCCATCTGTCACCCGTGTTTGATTGTCTTGTTTAAATTCAAAACCGTATCCATAAGTTGTTTTACCTCCTTTTATTCCTACAGGAGGTCTAGCTACAGGTTCAAAACCTTCGTTTGCTTTTAAAAACTCTACTGTTTTATTAAATAAAAGTTCATCGTTAGATGTCGCAGTCGGAACTGTTGGGGTCTGTGTCATAATTTATGTTAATACTCATGTCTTGTAAACCCTTCACGTCAGAAGGTATAACCTTTACACTAGGTTCATTACGCCAGTCTTCACAAAAATCACATAGTTTATGGTAGTCTTCAAGAGCGTCATCTACAGCTTTTCTGGCTTTGTAGTCTACGTATTGAGGTTCTATCCATAATAAAAACCACACCATAGCCCAACGTAAGGGCTTAGGTGTAGCTTGTGCTATGTCTTTGAGTTCCTGTAATAATAACTTGTTAG